CCACGTAGTATATATCATCAAAATAAGGAGAATCTGTATAAGAATAAACTAAATCCGCTGGGTCAACATACTCAACGGTAACGCCTTCAGATGTGTTAAAACCGGTTTTTGTTGCCGCCATACCACAAACAACTAAATCATAATAACATCTTTTTCTAGTTAACTCATATCTATTTCCTTCTAATAAAACATTTAAAGCTTGCTCTTCGGCCAACTCTACAGATTGCTTGTAATTCAACTGCATGTGAAGCGCTAGCTCTTCTTCA